GTTGTATACGGTGAGTATGAGATACCTTCCATATTCACAGTAGGTGACAAACAGATAAGCAAGAACAAACTTGCAAACGGACTTTTGAAATACACGAGTCTCAACGGACTTGCGTTTAATGTGAATTCCTTCTTTAACAACACCTTGCTTGGTAACTTCACAATGGCAATAGAATCATTTGCAAATGACAGGTTTGGATTGAAAAACCTGTTGTCCGCTGAAAGCACCTACTTTGCAAATGTTCCAGGATTGATGAAGGATCTTTCAAAGGGATATCCTGTCAGTAAACTCGGTAAACTCATGGTAAAGTATGATGCCATACAAGGTGAGCATTCCGATACTTATGGTAAGAACCTTTCAGGCAATGGGGTAAAAAGGATGTTCACTACAAACAGTCTTTTCTTCCTTACACAAGGACCTGAACACCAGATCCAGGGAACAGGCATGATAGCCATGATGATGAAGCAGACTGTTAAATACAAGAACGGTATGACTTCCTCCTTGTGGGAGGCCTATGATGAGAATGGCAATCTCAAGAAAGACGCCATATGGTCCAAGGAAGACCAGTTCAACTTCATGCAGAAACTACACTCCTTGAACAAAGGCATGCATGGTATATACAACAAGTATGACAGTCCTACACTGCAACGTAGATGGTACGGCAAACTCATATTGTTGTTCCGCAAATGGATATACACCGGATTCCAAAGAAGATGGTCAGGCGAGTTTGTGGACATGGAAAGTGGTGAAGTGACACATGGTTACTATAACAAGTTCTTCTCACAACTTTACAATGAATTGAAACAAGGCAAGTTTGAAATCCTATTCAGTGGTAAACTTGATCCTGATCAAAGAAAGGCAAGGGCCAAGGCACTTGGTGAGATCGGCGTAATGCTTTCAATGCTTTCCTTGTACATGGTGTTCTCAGGAGGAGAGGATGACGATGAAAACAGCTGGATTGAAAACCAGATGATACTCCAGTCAAGACGTCTTGCAGGTGACTTCATGTTCTTCACACCTATCAATCCTTTCGAGTGGTTGCGTGTGATAAACAATCCTTCAGTGACACTTTCACAATTGACCAAATTAAGCAAGTTTGCATATCAACTTGCCGATCCTTTTGAACAATATGAAAGGGATGAATACCCTTATAACAAAGGTGATTACAAGATAGAAAAAAGGTTCAATGATCTTATGCCGGTCTACAATCAGATGATCAGGGCAGTCACACCTCAGAATCAGATCAGTGAATACAAACGTGCAGGATTCTAATGAAAAAGGGGGACTAAAATCCCCCTTTCTTTTTTTGCATCTTTTTAGAATAGTCCCTGTAACCAGTACCTAAAAGGCTTTTGAGTTTCCTGGTGACTATGTAACTTGATATGCCCGTTTCACGGGATATCCTGCTTATACTCATGCCTTTTTTCACATAAGCCAGAAGTTTGTTTGAATCTTCCTGTCTTTTACCTTCAATTCCAAGTGATGTAACAACCCTTGAAATTGAACCGTCAAGTATTGATTGACTGTTGGAGACATTGAACTTATCATTTATCTCCTTGTAAGTATAACCCGCAAGCCTCATGTTGAACATGGCGGCTTCTGTTTTGTCAAGTGCGTTCACTGCCTTGGAAAGTTCCTGGTTGAACAGTTTTGGCTCCACAAGGGAATCATTATGGGAAGTGTCGAGTATAAAATTATCGACATTTGTCTCACGCATGCTTCTATTAAGATCTTTTAGTGTCCAGAACACAAGGTTCCTTATTACCTGCTCAAGTTTCTTTTCCTCATAATCAACAAACTTTTCCTTGTAATGCACATAAGCCAGATACGCGTCGTGGACTATGTCTTCTGCTTTGTATCCCTTGGTGATAAGCCAGGGCATCCTGTATAACAGGTTACCTGCGTATGTGTGCAAGTCCTTGTAATTTCTTATGAATATGTCCATAATCTGGTGTTTAAAAAACCCGGCTTACAGGCCGGGTTCTTATTCAGGGACTCTCCCACAGAGTCAGATCAAGATTCGTGGGACTTTTGATTTTGATATTCTTTGTATAGGTTTCTTTGCTGAAGTCAAGTGCACTCGCAACCTCCGCGTCATCCGGTAGGTCGACATCCAACTCCTCTTCCAATTGCCTTTTCTTCTCAGCATCCCTGTACAACACTTTGTACACCTGACTTTGCGGACCAAGGGCATAGAACTTCAATATCTTTTTTTTCAGTTCCGTACTGATCTGGCTGTAAAAGGAATCCATATAAATATGGTAATCCTTTAACCAATGTACAGGTACATCAAAATAGAATATGGTAGTGAATTTGTCGGGGTCATACATCCCCTTGAATTCCGGTATTTGTTTGAAGTTGTTCTCCAACCTCGCAAAACTTCCGTCCATGTCCTGATACTCATAGTGCAGGAATATCGTGTTTTTCTCATCAGGCCTGTCTTCACTGAACAGATAAGCGTTCAGTAGAAGATGTACCTGCATGTAGATAGGATCCAAGTCAAGCATTGGAGGAAGGAAGACGTAGGACTTAGTCCTTTCTTTAGGTTCAAAACGTCTTTTCCTCATAAGCTTTTTTTATAATCGCAAATTTAATAAATCATTCGCATTCATCGCCGTCCACCCGTAGGACGGGAATATCCTGTTCGTACATTTTCCTCGGAAACTCCCATTGATTGGTGCACATGTGCCATGCAAGATCGACAAGATCATTGTCAATGGCTTTCATTCCCTTGGCTATGTAGCTGGAATCCACTTTGTAAATCACGGTCTTGTTACGGACCACATCAATGGGAACAACATACATTTCAACATCAATGTTCCAATCAGGGAATTTCTGTTTCGCCCATTCGTGTATGGCAAGATAGTAGAAGGCGAACTGCCTGTACGTCCTCCAATACTCGAATGAATCCACATACTTATGGACAGGTTTCTGGCTGTCTGTCTTGTAATCAAAGTACTTGATTTCCAACTTGTCCTTTCCGGTATGGATGAACAGATGGTCAAGCTTTGATTTCATGGGCAGTACAATGTCACAGGCTTCAACCTGAATCATGGTTTCCCAATAGATCTCAAGTTCATTGTACTCCTCCCAAAGACTCTTGTCTCCGAGTATCCTGTTCCAGTAAGGACTGTTCTGGACATTCTCGACATGCATCTTCGCTGAATCGTACATGAACTGTGAGACAAGTTGCCTCTTGTCCTTCAACTCCTCAAGGTACTTTTTGAATGAGGTACCTTTGTTGTAATTCTCAAGGACCTTGTCCCTTGAGATCTTGTATCCTGACTTGACATAGGCCGCCTCATGGGCAATCTCATCAATGTCAGGAAACATGGCAAGTGTTTTCACGTATTCAAGCATCATCCCTGAAGGCATCTCCTCCGGGGGTACACTTGATACGAAATAACGGCATTCAAATTCAGAAGGCTCAAGGAGCATGCAGTGGATGATTGATCCAAGCAGCATTGCCTCACTTTCCTTCTTGTCCTGTAGTTCCTTGGTTATGTGCACCTTGTGGAAATACGAAGGGTCGTAACTAAACACGGACAAGGAGGAATTGCTAATCGATAGATTTTCGTAATACGTCATTCTTTTTGTCAAGTAACGCATCGGTAAGATCCATAAGTCCGTACCATGCCTCATACATGAGGTGCAGCTGGTCCACCCGTGCATTGTGGATGCTGTGTTCGTCTGGACCTATGCGTTGGTTTATCTCAAGTTGCAAGTCATCAAGGGCCTCGTCCATATACTGACGTGCCGCGTTACCATGGCCTGATTCCAGGCTTTCCATGATTTGCGCGAAACGTATGGAGTATTGAAAGGCTTGTGAACATTGTTTTTTGAAATCCTGTGTAAACACCATAGTCATTTGTTTTTTGGATTTATAATCCTGGTTTCCGAAGGAACAACGTGCATGCGCATGAATTTTTCGAACTCATCGAGTGTCATGATCACGTTGGTCTTCTTGTCTTTTTTGTGGAATATCACGATAGGATATTCGCCACGTTCAGGCACAAGTTTGGCTATCTCTTCACTTATCTCTTCAGTAAGTTGGTGATAGTCTATCTTTGCCTCGACGGCTTTGCATTGCACATTGAACGGTACGTTGCATATGTCTATCTTGGCGGCATCCATCAAGCGGCTTCCAAGCCTTGTAGTCACAGCACGGGAATACCCGAGCTTTCTAAGCCAGTTGACAACAGCTCTTTCAAAGTTATGTCCCTTTGTCCGAGCCCTCTTGCCACTGTTTGAAGGACGTGACCTGATGGTCTTTTTCGCCTTCTTTTCCTTTTTTGATTCCATTTGTAAGGTTTTCTAATAGTTCCCGGGTTTTGACCTCGCCAAACATCCTGTAATAGTCAGAAATGTCTTTAGTGCCTGACCCGTCTGGGACAAATATAGGCATTAAACCATACAATGTGCAGAACTTTTCACTATAATTCATACCTGTAAGGTCATTATCCCATAACAACAGTATGGTTTTGAACCTGTTACAGTAATCCTCAAGTTTGGTTTCTGGAAGGAACACAGACTCGCTTTGTGATGCCACGGATTCATATCCTAATGTCTTCAATAACAGGACATCCTTGTATGACTTTGTAATGATAAGCATTTCTCCTGACTTGGAAAGAAACTCATCACCTTGTATGTCATGGTTTTTGGCATTGGTTACCCATTTAAACCGTTTGGCAAGTGGACGGTATATTTTCCTTATCCCTTTGCCGAACTCTATGCTATACGCCGGATCATACGGTGTATACCAATAGACAAGATTGTCATTCACCCAGTAATTCTGCAAAGGCGCTATGCCATGCTGTTGGAGGAACGGTATCTTGAGTCCAAATTGTCCCCAATACTTTTCATCGGCCTTTGTCCAACCTCTTTTCTTGATGGGAAGTTTGGTTTCCTCATGCATTTCAATCCTGTCGTTCGTACTTATGCCGACATATTCCATGGTGGGAGAAGTCAACCGTGGTTTGTCTGACAAACCAAGATTGAAATCATTGTCCACCACTTGCAGGGACTCGATGAATGTAAGGTTAAACCTTGCTTGTAGGAACTGCCAGATATTGAACGTGCCTATCTGGAAGTCCTTTAGCAATACCCTTCCGTCAGTAGCGACAAACAGGGAGGCCGAAGGGTTAGTGTCCTTGCGTAGAGGGCTTTTGAAACTACGTTTCAATTGCACATCCGGTATGTAATAACGCCAAAGGTCCCATTCTGAAACCTTTTTCAATATGGCATCTATGCTGAGTTCTTTTGGAGGCTGACCGTACATATGGCTTTAGATAAGAAAAGGGGAAGGTCACCCTCCCCCTTTCCGGCAAACGCAGGACTAATTAAAATGGCAAATCGTTTACTGCTGTAACATCAAGGTCCGCATCAGGCTTTGGAGCCTCTGGACGCACAAGCCTTTCCTGCACATACTTGCTCAATACGAGTTTCGTAGGCACCACGGACATTGGCTCTATGAAATTAGGATAACGTGGAACAGTCACATATCCCTTGTTGTTGTAATGAAATATCATGCGGAATCCTCCATCAGTTTTTCCCTCGATTACAGAGTTTATTTTTGAAAAGAAATCCGCAAAGCTGGAAGCCTTGGAGGCTGCCGCGTCATAATCAGATTCAGACACAAGCTTGGTGCAGATATGCTTCACACGACGATTAGTGTCGTCAATTGATTTGGCATCATCGCTGATCCACTCCTTATGCGTGACTTCAGCACCGTTACTTTGTGTAAAAGTGATGCTTGCTACACTGGCATCCTCATTCAGTTCGAACAAAGTCTTGATAGTGCAGTTCTCTACAATTCCTACTACAGGCAATACGCGGTTTTCATCCGCATTTATAGCCTTTCCATCCGAAGTCAGTTTACTTCCGTACATAATCTTTTTTTTTAAGTTGGTTATTTTATTGAAACGTCGCCCTCTTCATTTATCATGACATTCGATGTGTTAGGCGTCACATCAGTCATTTCCTCCACAGTGTAAAGGCCAAGGATCTTGTCAGGTGCGATCCTTTGTGCGCCAAGCGCAAGTGCACGTGCGTACAACATGTGTCTTGGCATCTTTGTCCAGTTATCCTTGCTGGTCCAGCCGGCACGAACGGCGTCAGACCACTTGAAGGAAGCCCTGTCAACTATGTTTCCACGATAGAACTCTATAGTAGTGACAAAATCAGACTTACCGTTATCCTCGATCTTCTCGAAGTCCTGGATAGTCTTGTATTGGATGCCATTGGCCCACAACAGTGCGCCAAGACCCTTTGAACTCAAGGCAAGTCTGCCTTGGATATTGTAAATCTGATGAAACGCCTGCATGGGTTTCATCCCCAAGTCCTTGCCGAACTGAGCAATGGTGAATGCCTGCTCAATTGTCTTGATGTTCGACGGCAATGACTTTGAATCAATAAGAAGCTGCAATTGCTCCATCTCGTTCTGTGGAACGGAAGGCAAATGCTTTTCCACTTTTGCTAATTCAGACATTATTGGTTTATTGTTTCAAGTTCAACCGCTTCTTGCGCTGCTACGATCTTTTCAAAGATCTCCTTACGCAAGTTAGCATACTCTGAAAGGGACATTGTCTTGTCCGACTCTATCACCAGACGACTGGCAATGTACTGCAAGGCCTCGTTCAACGAGTTAACCTTTGCGATTGTTTGTCCATTGGATCCTTCGATCTTCAGACCCTGGAAATCCTCAATGATGGAATAACCACCAAGGGATGCATCTACGATTTTTACCATTTTTTTTATTGTTTAAGGATTAATTTATTCGCAATCTGTAAATGTATGAGGTATCCGATGAGGTCATCAACGGTATCCTCTGTCTTGTCATTCAACCCAACCTGTCTTATCCTGTTGAGTTTGTCGTTTATCCTGGCTTTTATACCAGTCGCAGGATCCATGTCAAAAAGTATCGGCGTGGCATGCAACGAGTTGTTGTAGTCCCTGTTTTTCTTCAACAGCAATTCCTTCAACCTGTCGCATTCACCGGATATCATCTTATCCATGAATTCATTTTTTGTCGGTAAAGTTTTTCTTGATTTTCTCATAAGGCATTGTTGTCATGTTCGACATGTACAAAGATAACAAATCAACGTTCTTGGAGTACACCAACATCAATCCTTTTTCTTCAAGAGTGACTACTTTGCAAAGAATCATGTAATGAAGCTCCTCAAGCCCGTCATTGGTGATACCTGTGAGAAACAAAGCCTTGTCATGCCCTTTGTCATCTTTTTCAAGCACCTTCATGACTTCTTCCTTCAGTTCCTTTGGAAATGAATTCAGAAAATCAAGTATCCTGTCAATGTCATGTTCGACATTCACATTATCCGTGACATCAAACTCTATCGTATCATACTCAAGTTCTTCGATCTTGTCAGGCTCGACAGGTTTGACTTTCACAGGTTTTTTCCTAACGCGCTTTCTTGTTCGTGGCTTCGATGCCTTTGTAGTGCTCTTCCTTGATTTCTCCGGGAAGAGGAAGTTCTTTAAAAAAGTTAACAGCCCCATTGAAGTATAAGTCTATGTTTGTGAATCCCGAACCGCTCCTGTTCAACATCACAAGGAATTCCCTGTAGTTGTCCCCAAGCCTGTCAATGTCATACCCTTCGTAATTCTCGATCTTGTAACGATGCGGAGCGAACAGTCCGAACATCACATTCACATCACGTTGGGTAAGTTTGCAATCCGCAAGACCGTCGGGACTTGGTCTCAGTTTTGCAACTATGCTGTCACCTTTGAAGGTGAATTGTTGTTTCTCCTGGTCGGCAGCCTGCTGTTGGATGACCACTGGAATGTATCTCCACCTGTCACGCATGGCAAGACAATACTTGCTGCTGAAGGAGAAGATGGTGCTCCATAGGTCAGCGCCCCTTTCAGGGTGCAACAGACTCAAGTGGTCAACCACCACTATGACATACTCGTTTGGATCATGAGGTTCGTACCTGTGTATGGACAAGTTAGCCTTATCCCTTACTTTGGTATCATCACTCATGAGCTCGGACAAAGGTATGGCTTTTCCATTTATGTCGTAATGCGTACCGTTTTTAAACGCATGGTTCCTGATATGTTTGTATATCCCGTAGGGATTCTTCACATTGTCAATGAACTCCACCATGGACTCAAACCGTTCCATCTCTTCGTCATAAGAGTCAATCAGTTTCTCTATCTCGTCCTCAAGTATGTAACTCTCGAAACGCGATTTGAGTTTCTCAGGGGATATTACTATCCCATGGTCCTTGTACAACCTGTAAC